AAATGGCAATTTCACGTGCACAACTGGTGAAAGAGCTTGAGCCTGGTCTCAATGCTTTGTTCGGACTCGAGTACAAAAACTACGAGAACCAACACACCCAAATCTATGCCATCGAAACTTCGGACCGTGCGTTTGAAGAAGAGGTGATGGAATCGGGCTTCGGCGAAGCTCCTGTGAAGACCGAGGGCGCGGGCGTTTCATACGACCAAGCTCAAGAGGTCTACACTGCTCGCTACACCCACGAGACTATTGCTTTGGCGTTCTCGCTGACAGAAGAAGCTGTTGAAGATAACCTCTACGACCGCTTGTCTGCCCGCTACACCAAGGCTTTGGCTCGTTCCATGGCTCAGACCAAGCAGATCAAGGCTGCGGCTGTGCTCAACGGCGCTTTCACCACCTCCATCGGTGGCGACGGTGTTGTTCTGTGCGCAACCAACCACCCCACCCTGTCAGGTCCAAACCTGTCCAACACTTTGGCTACGGCCGCTGACTTGTCCGAGACCTCCTTGGAACAGTCTTTGATCGACATCGCAGCGTTCACTGATGAACGCGGCTTGAAGATCGCCGTCCAAGGCCTAAAGTTGATCATCCCTAAAGAGCTGATGTTCACTGCTGACCGTATCATGAAGTCCACGCTCCGCGTTGGTACTGCTGACAACGATGTCAACGCCATCCGCAACATGGGCATGGTTCCTCAGGGCTACGTGGTTAACAACTTCCTGACCGATCCAGATGCGTACTTCATCAAGACTGACGCTCCTAACGGCATGAAAATGTTTGAACGCGTGTCCATGAAGACTGGCTTCGAGGGCGACTTCGACACCGGCAACGTCCGCTACAAGGCTCGTGAGCGTTACAGCTTCGGCTTCAGCGATCCACGCGGCATCTTTGGCTCGCCTGGCGCTTAATAAGCGACAGCGGCCGGGTTTACCCCTGCTAAAAAGGCCCCTTCGGGGGCCTTTTTTATGTCTAAAAACTGTCATGGGATGCGTGATAGGATGATTTGCAGCGCGGTGCTGCAACAATTTTTTTGGAGTGTAAAAATGCTGTTTACTGTATCTGTTGACCTTGACAATGGCGGCTACTTTGAGTTTTCTACCGAGTCCATCCTGAAGTTTTTGCAGGCTGCTCAGGCGTTGGGTAACACTGACATTGAAGAGATCGAAGGCGAGGACGAAGAGTTTGAAGCGTTCGCCGACTGCTTTGCTGAAGACGAAGAGTACGTCTACGACGAAAATGCTGAGTGCTACTGCTGGTACGACGAAGAGTACGAAGCTTGGTACTGGCTGGATGAAGACACCAATGAGTGGCTCTTGGTTAAAGACGAAGCTGAAGCGGAAGACGAAGCTGAAGCGGAAGACGAAGCTGAAGCGGAAGACGAAGCTGAAGAGGCTTAATTTGTGTTGGGTTCTAAAGGGGGCTTCGGCCCCTTTTTTCGTTCGTGTTCGTCGTAGTGGTGTATGCGGTGGCAGTTGGCGCATAGTGCTACGCACTGCTTTATTTCTTCGTAGGCCGTCTTAAATTTGCCGTTGCCTATAAGTTCGTTGACGCTGTATTTTTTAGGCCCGACGTGATGGAAGTCAATCACCGCAGGGTGGGAGAACCCACATTTGGTACAGGACAACCCCCGTTTAAACTCTAACCATTCTTGCTTTTTCTGTTTTCGGGTTTTTCTTGACCTGACCTTTACCTCGTCTTTGTTTTTTTGGTAGTGTTTGGCCGACCACTCCTTATGCTTGGCTTTACTAACTTTTGGGTCTATGTGAGGCATGGTCTTGACGCATCATAAAAATGGTGTATATTGGATGCACTCCGGGGTTTCCGGTACATCTGACAGTCCCGGCTGACGACATGCAGACAGATGTGCTCCACTTGCATGTAAGGAATCTACCATGGCATCAACCACCTTCTCCGGCCCAGTCACGTCCACCAATGGCTTTATTGGCGCGTTAACGGGTAACGTAACAGGTAACGTAACAGGCAACGTCACCGGCAATGTTGCAGGGTCAGGCAGCATCACGCACGCTACAACCTCCGCAATTAATGCCACTGCAACAGCCACTGCTGCTGAAGTTGCTACGGGCTACATTACTTCCACATCTGCTGCCGCAACCGTTATTACTTTGCCAACTGGCACGTTGCTTGGAGCAGCATTAAGTGCGGCCAAAGGTACGATTTTTGACCTGTACATTGACAATACCGGTGGCGCAAACACAGTAACTATTGCTGTTGCCACCAACGGCATTCTGTCTACCGCCGCTGTTGACACTGCGGGTTCCTTTGGTGACCTGACAGTTGCCTCTGGCGCAACGGGTCTTGCCCGTTTTACCCTCATGTTTTCAAGCGCCACCGCATACGTCTTTACACGTACTGCCTAACCAGGAGCGGACATGAGCAACAGCAATATCCAGGCAGTCACAAAGACTGTGGATGCACATGCAATTGCCGGTCGTACAAGGGTAGCCGGCATCTATTTCACAAACACGGCAACGGCCGGAACAGTTACTTTAAGGAATGGCAGTACTGTTGGAAGCACGGCATTGTTAACTCTGACCACCGCCGCTGTGGCGGGAGCCACTGACATTCTTTTGCCGGACCAAGGAATTCTCTTTGACTCAGGAGTATTTATTGATGTCTCTGGTGTTGAAGTTACCAGCGTGACACTGTTCTTTTATGGTGGAGCAGCGCAGTAATGGCTAAGAAAGGCCCTTCCCTTTCGGTTGGGCGTGGTGAGAAATTGCCCGTCTCCAAGGGGGCGGGCTTGACTGCCAAAGGCCGTGCCAAGTACAACGCAGCCACCGGCAGCAACCTCAAGGCCCCACAGCCCAAGGGCGGACCACGCAAAGACTCGTTCTGCGCGCGCATGGGCGGGATGCCGGGGCCGATGAAAGATGAGAAAGGCAAGCCGACCCGCAAGGCGGCTGCTTTAGCAAGATGGAAGTGCTAGGAGTGCGACATGGCTAAAAAACTATCTTCCTTTGAAGAAGCGTTTAAAGAAGCTCGCGCTGAGGGCAAAAAGACGTTTACGTTCGACGGCAAAAAATACGGCACAGTCACTGCGGACGATGAGCAAAAACGGATTGACAAACTTGGAAGCGTAAGTCGGCAATCTGGCCCGCCTACTACAACCCAAGGTGCCACCTATCCCAAAGCGTCCGCCTCAAAGCCAAAAGACAAGGGCAGTGAGCCAAGCGAGATGGTCAAAGGCTTCCGTGCCGCCCGCGAAAAGTTTGGTGACACGCCCTTTGTGGATGCCCTGATGAGCGCTGGCAAGGCGGGCATTGCGTTGGAAGGCGGCAAGCTGCTTGGGCCAGCGGGAAGAGCATTGGGCGCGGCAGCTAAAAAGATGGTATCTGAAGACCGTCCTTCGCCCAGTTCTCTCCGAGAAAAAGACCCGCCATTCAGCACGTTTGATACCCTCAGCCCAAAGAATCAAGCGGCGTCTCAGGCTTACCGCAATGCTTATGACGACAGGCCGGGGCCAATGAAAAAAGGTGGCTTGGTAAAACAACCTGCCAAAGGCGGACCCGTCAAGCTCTCCGAAGCAGCAAGGCGCGGAGATGGAATAGCCATACGGGGCAGAACAAAAGGAAAGCTGTACTAAATGGACTTGAACTCAGCCTGGTCGCTTGCCCTGACCTTCATAACCGGCGCACTTGGTTTCTTGCTCAAAGACAAATTTGAGGAACTTAAGCGGCTGGACATACTGCTCAATAAAACGCGAGAGGAAATTGCCCGTGATTACGCAACTAACACAGAGGTGCAGAGAGTTACTGACCACATTGACCAGCGGTTTAACCGCCTTGAAGCAAAAATTGATCAACTTATTCAGCAAGCAAAGTAAGGAGCAATGATGGCAACCTCGAAACTAAAGATGGTCAAAAAGGGCGGCAAATCAGTGCCTGCTTTTGCGGCCGATGGCATTGGCAAAATGAAAAAAGGCGGCGCGGTAGGCATGCACAAGATGCCTGGCGGCAAGATGATGAAAGATTCTGACATGGGCGACAAAATGGGTCGTGCTGTTAAACGTAAAACGGCCGACGTTAAAGGCCGTGCAATGAAAAAAGGAGTTTGATATGGCTGGACGTGGAATGGGAGCTGCTTCGCGCGGCGGCGGTGCTGTTGAAAGCGGCCCTGCAAACAAGATGATTTCTTCAACGAGCACCTCTACGGGTGTTCCTATGATGGCTAAAGGCGGCATGGCCAAGGGCGGCATGGCTAAAGGCGGCATGGCCAAAGGCATGATGGCGGGGGGCATGATGGGCGGAAACATGATGTCCAAAGGCTATGCTGCGGGCGGCGCGGCCAAGAAAATGTCCAAGGGCATGATGGCGGGCGGTAAACGCGCTAAATAATGGCATACCTCATCAGCAACATTCCGTATTTCAAGTGCTGGGTTAGACGTGAGTTTACTCACATGCACCAGAAGTACCATGGCGAGTACTTGCACGCAAATGTCATTGCGGTCAACGTCATGCCGGATCGTTGCTTGAGTTTTCAGCTTGTATTTACCGGGTGTGAAAGCCAGGTAGATGGCTCTGAAAACGCGCATGGGGGAGCCATGTGGGCGCGCATGCCGATCACAGCGCTTGTGGGAGACATCCCACTGGAAGAGTGGCCGGATCGCATGCCCACACATCTGGCGCAGCCTTGGGACTGTCCGTCGCACCATCACACGGTGATAAAGTTTGCCCGGACCAGCCCCAGCCCTTGGCTGTGCAAGATTGACGGTGAATTTCACACCGGCAGGTACTTGTTCACCGTGGACTACGCGGAGAGTGAGGTAGCCGATTGTCCCGCGCAGCACAAGCAAAGTCATGTTTTGATTTTGACTGATGCAGGCAAGTGGACAGGTAACATTGTGGCGTTGCCAAACAACCGCGTCAGGGTCACAAGCCCTGCGTTTTGGCAAACAGGGGAAGGTGCACCTGATTTCAGGCCCAGTCAGTGGATACATTGCGCGGAGCAGGATGACTCGTACATGGATGCGCAAGCAACATTTGACAACTTGTACAGCAAATGACCACCTCTAACACCACCACCTTTGACCTGTCGATTGATGACTTGATCGAAGAGTCTTTTGAGCGCTGCGGCATGCGGCCGACGGCTGGGTATCAACTCACGTCGGCACGTCGCTCGCTCAACTTGTTGTTTCTTGATTGGGCCAATCGCGGGTTGAATTTGTGGACCATTGAGCAGGCTACTTTTGCCCTAGTGCAGGGAACCAGCAGCATTTCGTTGCCGACCGACGTGGTCAATGTGTTAGAGGCAATTATTCGCCAAAACAACCAGGGCATCAACACGGACGTCTACATTGAGCGCATCAGCCGTGAAGACTACCTTAACGTGCCTGACAAGACCACGCAGGCCCGTCCTGCGCAGTTTTATGTGGAGCGCACCAATACTCCCAAGGTGTATTTCTATCCCGCAGCGGACCAGAACTACACCTTCGTGTACTACCGCATTCGTCGCATTCAAGACGCCGGCGCGTACACCAACACTTCCGACGTCAATTTCAGGTTTTTGCCATGCTTGGCGTCGGGCCTGGCGTACTACCTGGCACTCAAGTTCGCTGCTGATCGAGTTGCGGCCTTGAAGTCTATCTACGAAGAGGATTTCCTTCGCGCGGCGATGGAGGATCGGGACACCGCCAGCGTGCAGTTTGTACCGGACCTGGGGGTATGACATGGCCTTTGCAACCGGCATATATTCCTACGGACTGTGCGACTACTGCGGGCAGCGGTACAAGTACAACAACCTGCGCAAGAACTGGCGGGGGTTTATGGTGTGCCCGGATGACTACGAGCCGAAAGAACCCCAGCTCGAGCCGCTTCGCTACAACGGCGACGCCATTGCATTGCGCGATCCGCGTCCCGATCGCATCGAGCCCGTATCTGTTTTTGTGGGCGCGCCAGGCTTTACGGCATTTCAAAGTTTTGGCAGTGTTCGAGGCGGCACCAACATGCAGCCGTACATCCAAGACCAAGCGCTCATCGCGCAAGGCGTTGTTGGCAAAGTGACTGTGAGCATTACATGACCTACAACGAGCTTGTCACCAACATCCGAAACTACACTGAGGTGAACAGTAACGTGTTTACCAGTGCGGTAATAGACACCTTCATTACCATGGCGGAGAACCAGATTCTTCGCGAGATTGACCTGGATGTGTTCAAGCTCGAGGTGACGGGGAGCATGACCCAGGGCAACAGGTTCCTGACTGCCCCCACTGACCTTTTGACGCATCGGTACCTGATCCTGACGCCCACCAGTGGTGATCAGTTGTTCCTGGACTTCAGGGACACGTCCTTCATGAAAGAGTACTGGGCCAACGGCACCACGCAAGGCACGCCCAAGTACTATGCCGTGTGGGACCAGAACACGTTCTACATTGCACCCACGCCGAATCAGAGCTACAGCGTGGAGCTGGGCTACATTTATCGTCCAACACAGCTGTCGTCGGCCAATTCGACCACTTGGATCAGCAATAATGCCCCCGAGGCGTTGTTGTACGCGTGCTTGATTCAGGCTTACAGCTACACCAAAGGGCCCACCGACATGATGGCGTACTTTCGCAATGCGTACAAGGAAGCCATCCAAGGTCTGGGCACTGAGCAGCAGGGTCGCCGCCGCCGTGACGAGTATCGTGACGGTATGCTTCGCATTCCACTTAAATCGGATTCACCTGGACCATGATTACCCCATCACTTTCCACCAATGCGGGCAGCGTCTTTGTCCAAACCACGCAATCGCGTGGCTGGACTCCAGAGGAACTGGCCAACCGCGCCGCTGACAAAATCATCTATGTAGGTGATCAGTCGCACCCTTCGGTGCAGGCCCAGGCAAGAGCTTTTAAAGAGAACGTCAAGCAAGTCGTGGCGTTTTACCTGAGAGAGGCGGTTGAACAGGACCGAGCAACTATCGCCCTGCGCCTGCGCGAGGCGGGTCACCCCAACTTGGTTCATTTGTTAGGAGATTAAAAATGGCATTTTCAGGCAATTTCATGTGCACCAGTTTCAAAGTGGAGTTGATGAAAGGTGTACACAATTTCACAACCAGCACGGGCAACACGTTCAAGCTGGCTTTGTACGACAACAGTGCATCGTTCACTGCAGCAACGACCGCCTACACGGCCACCAACGAGGTGGCTGCATCGGGCACGTATGCAGCGGGCGGCGGTTCGTTGACCAACGTCACGCCCACGTCCACGGGAACTACTGCGTTCACGGACTTTGCTGACTTGTCGTTTACCAGTGCGACTATTACGGCCTTTGGCGCGTTAATTTACAACGACACGGCTGCGGGCGACCCCACTGTTTGCGTTTTGGACTTTGGCGGTGCAAAGACATCTACCAGCGGCACGTTTACGATTATTTTCCCAACTGCTGACGCAACCAATGCCATCATCCGCATTGCCTGATGAGGAGCGGATGTGGCTGACGTCATTGTTGCCTTCCAAGGCTGGAATGCATCTGGCGTAGGCTGGGGGGACGATCCCTGGGGCGAGAGCCTTGCTGATCTTCCCACGGGAACGGGCGCGGTTGGCTCTGTCACAGTAACGGGCGAGGCGGCTGTTGCAGTAACAGGGCTGTCGGCCACGGGGTCAGTGGGCAGTGTTACGGTTACCGCAAGTGCGGAAGTCAGTGTTACTGGGGTAGGCGCAACGGGGCAGGTTAACCAGGTTACCGTAAGTGGTGACTCCAACGTACTGGTTACCGGAGTGCAAGGCGTCACGGCCTTGGGCAATGTAACGGTGGCGACAGAGACAATCGTGTTGGTCACTGGTGTGCAGGCGGTTGGCCAGGTAGGATCGGTCGGCCATGCGGCGGATGCCAACGTCTCCGTTACTGGTGTTGCGGGAACAGTGGCCATTGGTACGGTGGTGGTTAATGCAGGCGCTAGTGCCCCTGTCACAGGTTTGCAGGCCGTGGTATCGGTAGGCAGTGTCACAACGGCGGCTAATGCAAGTGTTTTTTTGACCGGTGTTTTAGCGCTGGGCCAGGTCGGGTCGGTAACTTTGTGGAGCACAGTAGATGACAATCAGACGCCTAACTGGCAAAATGTGGATGATTCACAGTCAGGTAATTGGGTCGTTGTCAATGACGGAAATACAGTGATTTGGACGCAGGTCCTAACGTAAAGGAAGAAACATGGCAAGTACCTATTCAGACCTTAAATTTGAGCTGATTGGCACGGGAGAGCAGTCAGGCACTTGGGGCACCACGACCAACGACAACATTGGCACGGCCATTGAGCAGGCTATCACGGGGTTTGGCAATCCAGTCTTTACAACAGATGCCAACCTGACTATCAGCTTGACCAACACCGTTGCTCTACAGACAGCGCGGGCCTTGGTCCTTAACGCTACGTCTTCGGGCAGCCTGACGGCCACCCGTGAGCTGATAGTTCCGACCATCGAGAAGCAGTACATCGTTCAGAACAACACCACAGGCGGTCAAAGCATTACCGTGAAGACCTCCGCAGGCACGGGCATTACCGTGACCAATGGACGCAAAGCGCACCTGTATGTAGACGGCACCAACGTCATCCAGATGTTTGACTTTGTCGACATCAACGGTGGCACGATTGATGGCACGCCAGTTGGGGCTGCATCAGCCTCCACCGGCGCGTTCACCACGCTCAACGCCTCTGGTGCAACCACTTTGGACGGCACTGTTGCCCTAGGCAACGCTTCGGGTGACTTGATCACTGTGCCTGGCACGGTGAATAGCAATCTGGTGTTTACTGACAACAGCTTTGACATTGGCGCATCAGGGGCCACGCGCCCCCGCAACCTATTCCTGGCGGGTGCTGCCACCGTCGCCGGAAATCTGTCTGTTGGCGGCACGCTGACGCTCACAGGCGGCGTGAACTTGAACGGCAACGTGACTGTCGGCGATTCCTCTGCTGACACGTTGACCATCAACAGCACGATCACCAGCAACCTGATCTTCACCGACAACACCTACGACATCGGTGCGTCGGGCGCTACGCGCCCTCGCAACCTGTTCTTGGCTGGCGCTGCCACCATTGGCGGCGCTCAGACGCTGACCGGAGCGTTGACTGTGGACAGCACGACTGACTCCACCAGCACGACCACTGGCTCGATCCAGACGGACGGCGGCGTGGGCATTGCCAAGGCTTTGTTTGTGGGCACCACCACCAACCTGGCCGGGGCCCTGACTTACGGCGGCGTGACCCTAAGCAACGCCGTCACGGGCACGGGCAACATGGTACTGAGCAACAGCCCTACCCTGGTGACGCCCGCCCTGGGCACTCCCGCAAGCGGCGTGGTCACCAACTTGACCGGTACGGCCTCTATCAACATCAACGGTACGGTGGGCGCAACAACCCCCGCAGTAGCCACAGTTACCACCCTGACAGCCACCGCAGACTCGTCGTTTACATCCACTGGTGCATTGGTCATCAGCAAGGGCACAACGGGCCAGCGTCCTACACCAGCGTCCGGTATGTTGCGGTTCAACACGACCTCAACCGAGTTTGAAGGCTACAACGGCACTGCATGGGCTTCTGTAGGTGGCGCGGCACTGAGCAACGACACATCTACCGCGACAAACGTCTTCCCACTGTTTGCAAGCGCAACAACTGGTACAGCCTCCACGCTGTTCACCAGCAACGCCAAACTCCTCTACAAGCCTTCCACGGGTGAGTTCCAAGCCTCCGAGTTGGTGGCAAGCAACGGCCTGTTTGTGAATGCCACAACGGTGGCTGCCAGCTACACTATCGGCACGGGCTTCAACGCCATGTCTGTTGGGCCTGTCACCGTGGCATCGGGGCAGTCGGTTACGGTTTCCAGCGGTCAACGCTGGCTCGTGTTTTAAGGATACATCATGGCATCAAGCATTTCCGCAGGAACCACATCTGGCACGGCGCTAGTACATACAGCCGACACTACTGGCGCGTTGGAATTGAAGACTAACAACGGAACGACTGCGCTCACACTCAGCGCGGGTCAGGTCGCTACTTTTGCCCAACCCGCAAATGGTGGCATGACCCGTCAAGTATTTACTTCTGGCTCCGGGACTTATACAACTCCCGCAAACTGCAAAAATATTTACATAAAAATGTGTGGCGGTGGCGGTGGCGGAGGAACAACCAATAATTCTGGCTCAGGTGGTAGTGGTGGCACTACAACATTTGGCACATCTTTGTTGACGGCTAATGGCGGTGCGGGTTCTACTTATCTTGCAAGCGCGGGTGGTAGCGCAACAATAAGTTCGCCTGCTTCTGGATTTACATTAACTGGTGGCCAAGGTGGCGGTGGAATGTTTCCGGGCACTTTATCTTCTGCTCAATATCCCGGCGGATATGGTGGTGTAAACCCATTTGGTGGTTCTGCTTCTGCAATTGCTCAAACCGCCGCTGCTGGTGCGGGCGTTCCCAATACGGGCGCAGGAGGGGCTGGCGCAGTTACTTACATTAATAACCAATATGCGGGTGCTGGAGGTGCCGCTGGTGGGTATCTTGAAGCAATTATTGCGGCTCCTTCTGCAACTTATTCATACGCAGTAGGAGCAGGTGGCACTGCGGGTACTGGCGGAGCACAAAATGGTGGTGCTGGCGGCTCAGGCGTGATAATTGTTATGGAGTACTATGTATGAACAAGTATGCAATTGTGAAAGATGGTGTTGTTGTAAATACCATTGAGTACGAAGAACAGCCCACAACTCCGCCACCCGGATTTGAAGATGGCTATGTAGCCATTATGTCTGATGAGGCAAGCATTGGGTGGACGTATGCAAATGGGCAGTTTACAAACCCCGTACCAATTGAGCCAGTTGATATGCCTCTTGCAACATCTCTGACAGACATGATTCTTGCCAACCCAACTGAATTGGCAAAACTTAAACAAGCATTGGGGCTGTAACCATGACCACAACAATCAACGCCAGCAATTCGGGCGGAGGCGGCTTAGTCCAGACCGCAGATGCCTCGGGTATCCTTGCCCTGCAAACAGCAGGAACGACTGCGGTTACCGTGGATGCAAGCCAAAACGTGGGGATTGGTACTGCCTCGCCAGCGGCAAAATTTCAAACAAATTCAACGGATGGAACTGTTGCAATTTTTCGAACAACAAGTGGCGCAAATAATGGTCGATTGACTGTTGATGTAAGTGATGCTGCCGCAACTGCTGGTTTTTCTATTGGCGGTAATTCATCTTTCCCCGCTATGACATTTGCCAATGGCGGCGCAGAACGGATGCGTATCGAATCCGGTGGCAATGTAGGGATTGGGACAAGTGCGCCTAACGCATTTGGAAACCGCACGTTCGAGGTAAGTGCTGGTGCAAATAGTTCCGTTTACCTTATTTTATCGACAAATAGCAATACCATCAGGGGAGAAATGGCTTTTGATACTGGCACTATGTACATCAGTACAAAAACTAGTCATCCAATGGTTTTTCGAACAGCTGATGCAGAGCGTTGCAGAATTGATACCGGCGGTAACTTTACTGTTTCAAATGGGTCTATTTATTTTACAAGCGCCCAATACCGTTCTAACGTAGCATCGTCTCAGTTGCAATTTGTCAACAACAGCGCGGGCGTGTCTTTGGCTGTTAACGGCACAAGCTGGGGTTCTTTGTCCGACGAGCGCGACAAGGAAATCATTGAGCCAATTACAGATGCAGTAAGCAAGGTGGCTTCTTTGCGTTCAGTCATTGGTCGGTACAAGATAGATGACGCAGACAAGCGCCGCGCATTTTTGATTGCTCAGGATGTCAAAGCAGTTTTACCAGAGGCCGTGACCGAACTGGAAGATGAGCAGCAGACCCTCATCTTGCAATACACCGAAGTAATCCCTTTGCTTGTGGCGGCAATTAACGAACAGCAAGCCCTCATCACTTCCCTGACAGCCCGTATCGCTGCACTTGAAGGAACACCAGCATGACCCTCATCCTCAACGGCACAGACAACAGCGCCACCACCCCAGCGGTGACTGGTACGGACACCGACACGGGCATCTACTACCCCACGTCCAACCAAGTAGCCATTGCCACCGCAGGCACACAGGCCATGCTGGTGGACGCAAGCCAGAACGTGACCATAAGCAGCGACCAAATTTCTTCTGCTACATCCCATGTGGCTAGTCAACACGCAATGGTATTACGGTCGGCAACGACAAACCAACGGTCAATAGTTGCTGTTGCACCAAACGGTAGTGGCGGGGCGGCTGATTTTTGCATATCCACTACCAGCGATTTACAGACAAATTACAATCAAATTCGTATTGGCTCTGATGGAACTGGTTTTTTTGTTAATTCTGAAAAAGGGGGAACTGAAACAACTAAATCTCTACGATTTGGTGTAGCAGGAACGGCTTTAACCATTGACACAAGCAATAATGTGGGGATTGGGACAAGTTCGCCAAACGCAAAATTGGAAATCAAAGCGGCATCTGCAAGCCAACGTCAATTACAGCTAACGCATTTCAACTCTACTGACGGCTGGTACTTTACTGCTGACGATACTGGCGGCGTTCTTAACATATCACGCCAAGGTAGCTCAAGCTTGAATGGTGAGGCAATGCGTATTGACTCTAGCGGCAACGTGCTGGTGGGGACTACAAGCAGTTTTAATTCAAATGCGGCTGTATTGACTGCTTTAGGTACGCAACAAAATCAAATGGTGTACTTTAGAAATTCAAATGCCACAAACCCTGCTGGAATTATTGTTAATTATTCTGGAGCAACACCAAATAACACGGCAAGTGAATTTTTCTTTGGAAACGACCCATCACAAACAAGATTTGCACTTCGGTCAAATGGGGGACTTGCTAATTATTCTGCAAACAATTCCAATCTATCTGACCGCAGAGAAAAAACAAATTTTGCGCCAGCTAAGTCTTATCTTGATGTGATTTGCGCTATACCCGTCCAGACGTTTAACTACATTGACCAAAACATGGAAGAAGATGATGGCTTGACTTTGGGCGTTGTTGCCCAAGACGTTCAAGCGGTAGCTCCTGAATTGGTTATGGAGTCTGATTGGTCTTCGGAAAGGGATGGCTCCAAGATGCGCTTGTCCATTTACCAGACGGATTTACAGTATGCGCTGATGAAATGCATCCAAGAACAGCAAGCCCTCATCACTTCCCTAACCGCCCGCATTGCGGCACTTGAATTAACCTAAAGGACTCACCATGACTACTACAACTTGGAACATCGTACAAACTCACTACCTAGTAGCAGACGGATTTATCACCACCGCGCACTGGACGGCAACCGCCGTTGATGGTGCATACACCGCTGGCACTTACGGGTCTTGCAGCTTTGCTTCTGCTACGCCATCCATTCCCTATGCCAGTGTGACCATGCAGGAAGTGCTGGACTGGTGCTGGGCCAACGGCGTGGACAAAGACGCTATTGAAGCCAACCTTGCCGCACAAATTGCACTGCTGAACAACCCTGTAAGCGCCGCTGGCACGCCTTGGAGCGCCTGACGCAGAACCCAGTGATTGAACAGATTGTCTCTGCTGAAAACCCGTGGCCCAATACCGAGACAAAAGTGGTACTGGTCTGCCGCATCCCTAAAAAAGACGAAAAGCCAAGCGTCAACGAGTTTGTAGGTAAAGACGGACAAATCTGCCGCTGGGTAGTGATGGACAAAAAATGATAGACCCTTTCACCGCGTTTGCAGCCGCTCAGGCAGCGGTGAAGGGAATCCAAGCCGCTATCAAGCTGGGCAAAGATGTACAAGGTATTGCGTCTGACCTAAGCAAGTTTTTTGAGGCCAAGGACATTGTTCAGCAGGCGGCAAACAACCCCAAGAAGTTCAAGAGCGACACGGCCCAAGCGTTAGAGACGGTGATGCAGGCCAAGCAGCTTGTGGAGGCCGAGACCGAACTGAAGAACACGCTGATATGGTCGGGCAATGCAGATGTGTGGGAAGGCGTGCTGCTGGAGCGCAACAACATCATCCAGCGGCGCAAGAAGGCTGAGATGGAGGAGGCACTTGCCAAGTCCAAGAAGCGACAGCAGATAATGGAGGCCGTGAGTATGGTCTTCTGGATTGCAGTGTTTTTGGTGGCAATTGCCCTAAGTTATTTTTTCACAACTCTATTTTTGGAGAGACGCGCATGATCCCAATCATCGGTGCATTGCTGGGCACACTGGCTGAAAACGGCCTGACGCTGCTGTCCAGCGCCATCCAAGCCAAGGGCAAGGAAGTTGTAGAGAACACTCTCGGTATCAAGATACCCGACAACCCTACCCCTGCGGATGTTGAGAAGCTGCGACAGCTTCAGTATGAGCATGAAGAGCGCCTGATTGAGCTAGGCATCGAGAAAGCCAAACTAGAAATGGCTGAACTGGAATTGCTGGCAAAGGCCGCGCAGGCTGATGCCGACAACATCACAGACCGTTGGCAGGCAGACATGTCGTCAGACTCCTGGCTGTCAAAAAACATCCGGCCCATGAGCCTGATCGCCATCTTTACCATGTACTCCGTGTTCGCAATGATGAGCGCCTTTGGATACAACGCCAACGAGAGTTACGTACAATTGTTGGGTAATTGGGGCATGCTGATTATGGGTGCTTATTTTGGAGGCAGGACGGTGGAGAAGCTGGCTGAAATGAGGAGCAAAAAATGAGCATTTTCATTCCCGTTTTGTACATCTGCCTGAACGCACACTGCGAGTTCTTGCAGCAGCTTACCCACTACACTGACAGGCAGCAATGCATGGCAGCCGTGCGGTCAAAGAAGCAGGACTACATTGACATGGGTGCGACGGTAGACGCAACATGTATTGACCTAGTTGTTCAAAAAAGGGGTAATCATGAGTCTTAGCCAAGAACAAGCGGCCTTTCTGCGGGACATGTGCCGACTTGTGGAATACGCGTCTGCCCAGGGCTTTGTGGTTACCGGCGGGGAACTCGCCCGCACGCCCGAGCAGCAAGCTGTTTATGTCAAGACAGGTCGCAGCAATACCATGAACTCGTTGCATTTAAAGCGCCTGGCGGTGGACCTTAACTTCTTCCAAAACGGCAAGCTCATTTACGACAAACAGATACTCGCGCCGCTGGGGGCCTATTGGGAGTCCCTGCACCCGCTTAATTCCTGGGGCGGAAATGGCATTAAGATTTTGGATACGCCACACTTTAGCCGAGGTCACGGCAAACCTGAATGGAGACGCGTGACATGAAGAAAAACAACTCTCAGCCTGCAGTGGTTAAAAAAGCGGCAGGAGGCGGTTTGTATGCCAACATCGCCGCAAAAAAGAAACGTATCGCGGCCGGCTCTGGTGAGTCAATGAGAAGTCCAGGCTCTAAAGGCGCGCCTAAGAAATCTGACTTTGCCAATGCGGCTAAAACTGCTTCGTACAAAGAGGGCGGTGAGGCAAAGTCCACGGTCAACGCTGCGGGCAACTACACCAAACCCGAACTGCGCAAGCGCATCTTTAACGCCGTGAAGGCAGAAGCCACAGCGGGCACAGGCGCAGGGCAGTGGTCCGCCCGTAAGGCACAGATGGTGGCGCAGCGCTACAAAAAAGCTGGCGGCGGATATAGGGACTGAAAATGAAAGCCCCTCAAAAATCCCTAAAAGACTGGGGCGAGCAGAAGTGGCGCACTAAGTCCGGAAAGCCCTCGAGCAAGACCGGGGAACGCTACTTACCTGAGGCCGCGATCAAGTCCTTGACCTCTGCTGAATACGCTGCTACAACCCGTGCAAAGCGTGCTGGCAAAAAGGCCGGAAAACAGTTCGTAGCGCAACCCAAGACCGTTGCGAAGAAAACAGCAGGGTTCAGATAATGCCACTTCTTCGGCTCTTCCTTAAGCCAGGCGTCGACAAACAGAACACCGAGTACGGCGCTGAAGGCGGCTGGGTCGACAGTGACTACGTGCGCTTTCGTTACGGCCTGCCGGAGAAGATGGGCGGATGGACAGCCTTCGGTAGCACCGTCGTCAACTTTGTTGGCTCGGCCAGCGAGATATTTACTTGGAACGGGCTTGACGGTGTGCCCTACGCGGCCCTTGGGACAAACCGCAAGGTCTACGCTTTCTACGGCGGTGCGTGGGGCGACATCACTCCAATTCGGGCCACTGGGGCATGTACCTTTACCACCACCAGTGGCAGTACCACAGTAATTGTCAATGACGCGGCCCACGGGGCAGTTAAAGGCGACTTTGTTACCTTTAGCGCCGTCTCGGGCAACCCAGGGGGCATTACCAACGCCAGCCTAACAAACGAGTTTGAGATTCAAGAGGTATTAACCAGCGGCACATACACCATCGTCTCCCCGACCTCGGCGACCTCCACGGCAGCGACGGCCGGTGCGGCCACAGCGGCCTACCAGATTAACGTCGGAAGTGACATTAGCTTTGTTGACTTTGGCTGGGGCACGGGCACTTGGGGCTTGAGCACGTGGGGCACGCCTCGTCCTGCCTCGGCCTCGTTGACCTTGCTTGCCCGAGTCTGGCAATTTGATTCCTATGGTGAAAACCTCATCTTGCAGCAAGTGGACGGCGGCATCTATGAGTGGGACCCGGACACGGGCCTCGGCACGCGGGCCACGGCCATTGCAGGAGCTCCAACCAAAAGCAAGTACGCGCTGCTCTCAACCCCTGACCGGCACTTGGTGTGCTTTGGTACGGAGACCATTTTGGGTGATCCAACCTCCCAGGACCCCATGTTTGTGCGGTTTTCTGATCAAGAAGACCTCAACGACTTTGTGGCCACGGCGACCAACACGGCTGGCGGACAACGGCTCACGGACGGCAACGAAATCCTCACAGCGCTGCGCTCACGTGGCCAGATACTGATTTGGACAGACACGTCCATCCATGGCCAACAATTCCTCGGGCCACCCTATACCTTTGGCTTTCAACAGTTAGGTGCCAATTGCGGGATTATTGGGCCCCACGCGTCGGCTGACGTGAACGGTGTGGCGTATTGGATGAGCAAGGATGCGTTCTTTGTGTTTGACGGTACGGTCAAGAAGCTCCCCTGCACTGTGCAGGATTTTGTTTTTGAAGACTTGAACATCGCGCAGGCGACTGCCGTGAACGTGGGCATTAACACCCAATTTAACGAGGTAACGTGGTTCTATCCGTCATTGAGTAGCGACTACATTAACCGCTTTGTGACTTACAACTACATGGAAAACGTCTGGTCAGTGGGTACTCTGTCTCGCACGGCATGGACCGACACCGGAACTTTTGACAAGCCGTTGGCCACGGAATACGACCCGTTGGACAACGGGGCCACTATATCTACAATTTACGGCCTTACAGCAGGCCGCAGCAACTTGTACAACCAAGAGGATGGTGTGGATGCCGACGGCGTGGCAATTGACGCCTACATACATTCTGGTTACTTTGACATTGGTGACGGGGATCAGATGTTGCTGATGCAAAGGTTCATTCCTGACTTTAAGAGTCAAGTAGGAGAGCTAATAGTGCGGCTGCTTTTGCGTGCTTATCCACAGGCTTCTGCAGTAGCAAGCTCCTTGGACCCCTACACAATCACACCGACCACGCAGTTTGTCAGCACTCGCGCGCGTGGGCGTCAAATTCAGCTGCGCATTGAAAGCGATGAGTTGGGCGGGTGGTGGCGCTATGGCACGCTGCGAGTGGATGTTCAGCCGGACGGCCTGCGATGAGCAAAATTACCAACGTCCGCCTGCCCAACGCGACTCAGGCGGGCTACGACCCGCAGCAGTTCAACCAGCTTGTGCGTTCGCTTGAGCAGATTATTCTTCAGCTCAACACCACCTACACCCCTATTGTTACGGAGAACAAGGACCAGGCGCAAACTTGGTTCCTTGGAAAATAATGTCAAACGCCTACAAACGCTTTCAAAAAACGCCGTCTGCAACCATACCGTTAATTGTGTTAACGGTTCCTGCTGCCACAGCCGCAATTGTTAAGTCTATTTGGATAGCAAACATAGGTGTAAGTAGCACCAACATAACGGTTACCTTTGCTCCTGACGGGGCCGGAACGCACTACCTCGTGCCACTGGAATCGGTAGCCCCAAACAAATATGTAGACCTCTTGGCCGGTTGGAACGCGGGCCCTTTGGTGCTTGAGGAATTCGATGAGTTGTTTGTCACTTCTTCGCAAGACTATGTTTATGTGACCGTGAGCGCGCTTTTGGTGGACAGAAGCTAAGACTTTAATGGATAATCTTGCCATCAACGCGTCCTTTCCCGGCGCGCGGCCCATGAGGTCTTTGGCAAAAATTGGAAAGGACTATCATGGCAACTGAAGGAATCATGGCCTTGCCTCAAGGCATGGGCATGGAGGGCGAACAAGCCCAACAGCAACAACCAACTGTCACGATTGCGGACTCTTACGGTGCCGCAATGACGGCGCTCGGCATGGCCCGCCCCGGAGAGGATGCTGCCTTAAAAGAGGCCATCCGCCAGAACATCGGTGACCTTCAGCTCACGCCTGCGCAGCTTGACGTCCTTATCCAGGTTTTTACATATGTCAGCCAGAACCCTGGCGACTACAAAAACTTGCTCCAGAAGATGATTGAAGCCGATGCCCTTGATGAGGGGGACATGCCGGCAGAGTACGACCCCGAGTTTATTGGCGCGATGCTCGCGGTGCTGCAGGAGATGCGGCAGATGCAGGGCGCTGGCGCGCAGGAGCCCATGGACATGAGCCCCGTGGTTGAGGGCCTGCAGCCTGTAGGCATGGCCTCCGGCGGTCTAGCAGATGTTGGTCAATACCTTGCGGCCAAAGGGCGCGGCGGGGACAGCATCCTTGCCCACATTACCCCCGAAGAAGCTGCGATGCTCAAGCGTCGTGGCGGCTCAGGAACGATTAACCCTGCTACGGGTTTACCCGAGTTTAAGGGCGGCAACATTCTTAAGGACATCGTGGGCGGCGTCAAAGACGCTGTCAAAGACGTTGTAACCGTCACCAAAGACGTGCTTAAGAGCCCTGTCGGGCGCATTATGACTACTATTGCTTTGGCATCGGTCCTCGGACCGGCAGCAGCGGGCTACGGCATGTCAGCTGGGACGGTATATGGCCTTGCCGGTGCAGGAAGCGCGCTTTTGGGCGGTGGCGACCTAAAAGACGCCCTGATTTCAGGTGCCATGGGCTACATCGGCGGAGGCGGCACGGTCTTTGGCACAAGCCCCTTGTCGGCTGTTGGCAGCTACCTGCCCGGCGCAGCCGGCAGTGCGTTGAACACAGGCTTGACAACCGGTTTAATTGGCGCGGGTATCGGCAGGCTGGGTGGCATGAGCGAGCAAGACGCTTTGAGAATGGGCTTGATCTCGGGCGTATCAGCAGGGGCGATGCGAGGTCTTCAGAATACCGCTGAGGGCGCTGTGAAGTTGGACGGGCCTTCTGATATTGATTTAGCAGGTGGCCGGCCTGTCCCAGCAGACGCCACTGCACAGAACATGCTACGGGCTGCTGGGGCGGGTGACCCATACGCCGATGCAACGGACTTGATAAACGCCTCTGACTTAGCTGCTTATCCTTCCGACCCCGTTGACATAGCCTTGGCAAACCGTACTCCTTTGGAGCTGCCCCCTGGCGCAGGGCCGGACATAGTGCAGCCGCCTAATTACGCTAACGATCTAAGGTTGCCTCCTGGCGCAGCCCAAGAGGCCGGATATAACGTGGCTAGTGGGGGCCGTAACTTATCTCCTAACGCACGTCTGGGGTACGCTGCTAACGTAACCGATCCCAATGTAACTGCAAGGGGGCTGATAGACGCCTCGGACTTAAGCGTTTACCCCGACCGCTCCATTCCTACTGCAGATCAGATAAGGTTTAATGACTTAGAAGTTTTTCCTGACAACAGCGTTAAAACAGGGCAAGGAAGCCTTACTAATTTTGAACCGCCCTCGCTCTTTGACAGAGCAGTTTCCGGCACTAAGAACCTGTACAACGAGTACCTCTCGCCCAACCGCCCGGGCCTGGCAGCGGACGCGGGTATCTTCACCAAATACGGCCCACTGGCAGCGGTAGGAACTGGGGTTGCGTACCTCGCGGGTGCCATGGATAGCGAACCTGTCAACCAAAACCCTGCGTTCAACCGCAATTACACGGGCAATGACTATCTAAGGGATAACCCTCAGTTGTTCAGCGGGGGCCTTGGCAGCTACACCCGGCCTGCGGCACCAGCCAGTCCAATTGTCCCTACACCGTCATAC